CTTGTATCGGCAGGCTTGGGGCGGCTATATGGCGGGGAACGTCGGCAAGGATGGTGCGATTAGGGTTTGTGGTTTGACGTTGCCATATGCGCCGTCTTTTCTTTCGAGCCTGCGCTGGACCCGAAATAATAGGCAATAACGCCGGTGAAGGCCGTACCAAGGGCTCCAAGCATAACGAGCATCGCATCACGTCCACCTTCCGGCAGTCCATGTGTCATCATGAACCCGAGAATGCCAAAGAAGCCAAGCGTGATAAACGCGGCCAAGAGCCGTGGCGTCAGGCTATCACCTGTTTTGACTTCGCGTTCGCGTGCGCTTGACCGGTCCATCTGATCGATGCGCTTGATATCAACATCAAGCTCTTTCATCCGTAGCGCGAAATCCTGATCGGCTTTTTTGAGGGCAAGCAACTGCTCAGGGCTGGCAGATGCGATTGCTTCCGCGATCTGTTCCTCTGTAGCGTTTTCATCGCCAAGAACAGCGCCAGCGATGGTGCGGGCGGCAAGCCCACCCAAAGGGCCGCCAAGGGCCGTACCGAGCATCGGGGCGACCGTTTTGACAACGCTTTTCCAATCGAAGTCCATAATCAATCACTCCCGACATAACGGTTATAGTTCTCGATGAACTCGGTTTCATTGCCTTTTCCAAGCACGGTGTTGTAATGCTGCTTCCAGTAGGTCGCCATTCCCGCCAGATCATTTGCGGGCGGTAGCGCGCCGGGCTTGCGCAAGTAATGGACCCGGCACATTGCAGCGGCATAGGCAAGGTTACAGGTCAGGTTTTCGGACTTGGTCATGGCGAGAGACAGAAACGCATCGACCTTGCCCTGCAGATCCTTCCGATAGGCCAGATAATTGGCATAGATATCCTCAAGCGTGGCCGGTTCCATCTGAAAAATACCGCGCGCGGGACCATTGCCCATCTGAACCAGGTATGTGCCTAGATGGCTTTCCTGTGCCGCCGTCCCCATTAGAAGGTTCTCTGCGGACTGCGACCACAGGCCGATAGCTTCCAGCGTCGGGCGGATCACGTTGAGGCGAAGCTGTTTCGGGTTGATCATGGTCGGTCTGCCTTTCGATCAATCTTGTCTTCGATCCGTCGCAACGTGACACGGATCTCGGCAAGGGCGTTGTCGGTGCGGGATGTCTCGCGATCCATGCGGATTTCGAGGGCGGAAACAGTGGCTTTCAGGACTTCGATCTGTGTTTCCTGCCGGACAAAAAAGATCGTGGCTCCAACTATCAATGTCAGGGTTGTCAGGATGTGACCGAAGCTGATGCTCCGTTCGATGTGAAACTTTTGCGGCTGTGTGTTGCTGTCCGCCATCTGCTCCCCCTCGTGAGCGCATAAAAAAGCCGCTGCTGCGGCTATGCTTTGGGTCCGGTGGTCTGTGGTTTGATCTCTTGCCAACTTTCCCCGCTGGCAACGAGGCAGCTTCGACCGTCTGGCGTGCTGTAAAGGATCGTCCATGTCCGGCCATCAGGGCTGCTTAGAACCTCGATCAGGCCGCCGCTGGCAGTAACACCGACAGCAACAGGGCTTTCGCTGTATTTGGCTGCAAGGCTGGTGAGCACCTTTGCGCGATCCCCGCATACCGGTTCCACGGACTGGCCTGCGGAGATGGGGCCAGATGGCAATAAAAAAAGGACCGCAAACATTGCGATCCCAATATGTTTCTTCATCAGTTCTGTTCCTTCTCAACAATATTCGGAACATATTACACACCACACCGCAGGAGCGGTGCGGGCGGCAGCACAAAAGCACGGCAAGTGCCGCACTCATGTTTTAATTGTTTTCTGATTGTTAGAACGCAGCAGCGACAGCTGCGTGACCGGCAGCGTTAAGATGAGTTCCGTCAGCCTGCAGGTGAACAGATGGATTGACTGCGGCAGAAAAGTCAACAGTGGCAACTTCAAGGCCATCTGCGCTTAGCTCATTCGCCACGGCAAAAGCAGAAGCAGAATAAGCCGCAACATTTGCGTCGTCGTTTGTTCCGGACGCGTACCCGGCAGAAGTACGACGTGGAACGTCCGCAACAGTCACGCGCGGCCTGGATATCTGATCGGAGCCAGCGATCCACTCAAGAAATAGCGCATTCCCACTTACACTCTTGACTTCAACTTCGTGAGGTCCGTCAGAGAGACCGCCGATGCGAATAGCCGCCGGGGCGTAACTTCTGCCGACAAGGGTGCTCCCAACAGTGACGCCATTTAGCGTGACAGTCTCCTTAAGAACACCATCGACGCTGACTTCAAAAACGCTTTCGCTGGATGCAAGGTTTTGCAGCAAATAACCGATATAGACAGCGGTTCCGTTCACTGTCTTGGTTGCGGTTGCCCCGTTATCCGTCGTCTTCTTACCGATAGAGTTAACGGCGGTATTTGACCACGCACCGCTGAATGTCATGCTACCGGACCGAGCCGTGTAACGCAATGGCGCAGCACACCAGACAGCAATTGCGCGAAGGAAATTAGCATACGCATCCAGTTTAGCGGGGCCTGTCCCGTAGTGCTGCGCATCATTCGTCCCGACGGAAACGATGTAATTTTTTTCCTCGTCTGGTGATATGCCATAAAGGAGCCACGATTGATCAGCGGCCATATGTCCGTTTACTGCGTGAACCGTCTTCGCGGCACCGGTCGATTCTGACAGGATAGACGGCCAAGACTGAGCAGCCGCTACCCCGTGACCTACAGCGTTGCTGTCTCCAAAAACGATATTTGGCTTTGGCCAGAACTCCCGATACAGGTCAATTATTGTTCCCTCGTACCAACCGCCGTTCGAAGCGTGCAGCCCTGACTGATTCCCGAATAGGTATTCGAAGTAGACAACCTTGCCATTCGGCCCATCCCATTCGGCCAAATCGAAATCAGAGGTATTGACACCATCCCTATCCCCGTCAGGAGCCAGCAATTGCTGATACGCGGTGTATTTGGCATTGCCGGGGAAAGGCTCAATATTGACAAAATCTTTGGTTCTTGACATTGCCGTGATCCACGGCCCATTGCCAACACCACTGAGATCAAACAGGTACGGCACTATATAATAGCCGTTTTCAGCATAGCGCACGGTCGGGCAGGCGGCATAGGTCGTCGATTTGCAAAGATCACCAATAGGTGTCCAGTTCAGCAAGTCGGTGGACTGCAAGAACCGAATACTGAATGGGGTTCCTTCGTTTGTTTCACAGACCATAATGAACCCATCCGGCCCCTTGCAAACCGAAGTGTTATAAAACTTGGTTCCAGCAGAAGATTGACGAACATCAATTTCAGAACCTGTGAAGGTCCAAGTGGCAGGGTCAATTTCACGCCTGATAATTTTGTTCGGACTGCTTGCGGTATCGGTGGTGGCAAAGGCAAAAACTTGCCCTGCTTCAACAATGATGCAGCCAAGATATCGGGTGAACGGGATATTTGCGATGCGCTGCCACGCGTCGATATCCGGGTGATATTTATCAATCGTAATCGAACGACCGACGGTTTCACCTTTCATACGTCGGAAACCGGCACGGTACAGATCGCCGTCCAGCACGAACGGGGAATGCTCCCACGCACGCAATTCGTTTTTCTGGATGCCAGGCAATGTTGAATAGGACGTCATCTCGTTCACTCCGGCAAGCGCCCTGTGCTTTAAAGCAAGCAATGGAAGCGCGGTTAAAGCTGAGAAGGAAAGAAATTGACGACGGTTCATATTGCCCTCATACCCGAATAACATCAATTTCTTGTATCACATAGGATTGCGAAAACCAGCATTTTCGGGGTCAGATACGACCCCGCGTATCCACCCAGCCAGCCGTCGCGATGCGAAGAAACGTGTTTGCACCGCTGGCATCGAACTCGGACCGAATTTCACCGGTTACACTGGTTCGGACTTCAACCTGACCAGATGCAACACTAGCAGCCGAATTAGCAATAATAGAAAAAACGCCAAATTGATCAGGTGCGGTCGCAGGAAGATCGAGATCAGACAGATAAACTGCTGCTGATGCAGAGTCTGACCGAATGACAACATTTAGTTTTGCAATCACTTGCAACCCGAGTGGAACGGTCAAAGTTCTGTTAACAGGTGCGCCGCCCGGATTGGTCACCGATGGGTTTGCCGCGGGAACTTCCCACCAGAAATTATCGCCATCTTGCAGGAAGGCGCGGATTGCACCTGACTGCCGGACAATCGAGCCGATACGGCGTTTTCGGTCATAGCTTGCAGGCATTGTTGGTGACGTGGCCGAAGCCGAGAACAGGACATCTACGACGCCTGTATCAGACCGCTGGATCAGCCAGACGTGATATGTGGTGTCCGCGATAGTACCAGTATCAAGACCACCGTTGCCGGCGCCAACAGCCCACGCAGCATCTAGGCGCTTGGTGATGCCAGATGAAAGTTTCATCAG